CTGGTTTTTATATAGGTCTCTATATAAGAGCTATAATTGAAATGTGGATTTTGTTCATTTTAGCTAAATTATGTAGAGTTGTTGAAAGTTTGTTGAAACACAAAGTAGTTATGTGGTTGTTTATGCTATTCGTTTTTGCAGCAACAGCCACTATAACCAAATGTGAGACTACAAACATGAGAACAATACAGAGTACTTGCTGCGGTAAGATACCTGTGGACAACTTGAACAAGAATTTAGTTAGAAGCTCAGATTTTAGAATTAAAGATGTAAACAACAAAAATCTCGAATTTTTAGATTACATGGATCAACCTTGTAGTTGTGATATGGGTATGACTCGTTTTAAGACAATGTATGAGCTAAGATCTTACGATAACATTGAAAACCCTAAAATATATCACGCTTGTTGGAAAAATAATACTTCAGCCATAATGAGAATGTGCATGCAGGTACCTAAACCAGACCCTAAAATGATACAAAAATTTAAAACTTGGTTCGATAACGAAATAATGGAAAAGGAAATCAAACCTATGTTAAATAATTTCGAATATTGTCATAAAGCTTGGTTCAATCACTTAACAGCCAGTAAGCAAAATGAAATAAAAGATTACTACGATTTAGATAAAAACACTCAGCCAAAAATACCTACTATGGATAAAATAAATGAGTACAATACATATACAAATTTTGTCAAGTCAGAAAAACAATTTGGAGATACAGCAAAAACTAGATGCATTTGTTCACCAGGAGCAGGTTATAAGTTTATTATGGGACCAGTCACATATGCATTAGAACAGTATTTCAAGAAAAATTTTCATGGTTACAAAGTACCACTCAATTGGGAAGCTATGGAACAAGAGTTAGACAGATTAGAAGAAATAGGCTTAGATAAAACAGTACAATTAGATGGTAAATCATTTGACATGTGCCAAAGTATAGAAGTTAAAGAAGTAGTAGATCATTCAATTTATCAGTTTATAGCAGATAAAGTACATCATGTAGATAAAGAAGTTTTCTTAGCAGTAGCAAAAGCAGTAAAAAGAAAAGTTGTCCCTACATGTATAGTTAATAAGAAAGTTGTAGAGTATGGTAGCGTTGATTTAGTAGGTCAAGTTTTTAGTGGATCAATGGATACAACTTTAATGAATACAATCAGAATGTCACTTTATGTAAGATTCGGAGTTTATTTAGCTAAGTTAGATTATGAAGCAGTAGTATGGGTGAAAGGAGATGATACAACAGTATTTTTAAGATTAGTTTCAGTTGAAATTTTTGTTGAAAGTTTATCACAGATATTTTGCACAGAAGAAGCTTGGTTAAAACAGTTAGATATTCAACATGGTTTAGGACAGATATCCAAATTTGTAAAAATAGGCGGAATAATTGATTTTGATTTTTGTTCAACAATGGCCATTAAAACCGATGAGGGATACAAGATATTACGTAAATTGGATAATATAGTTAACAAAGAACATTTAAGTGTTAAAGTAGGACAGATTGATGTTGCAAGTTACAATAATGATTTGTTATTAAGTGCTTTTAAATGGTTAGGAACTCAAGAAACTGTATTATCAAAGTATTTCAGAAATGTACACCCTTACACATTAGGAGCTAAATCTATTAATAAGGTTGGCAAAGACAGAGCATACATACCCACAGATTTTATATACGATATTCAATTAACCAAGTGGGATTATGAAATGGAGAAAGAAAGAACAAGTACTAGGAATTTCACAGATACCGATTTGATTTATAGTATAGAACAAATGGTAGATAGAGTAAAATTGTTAGAATGTTTAGATGTGTTAGAGCATAGGAATTATCTACACAAAACTAACAACCTTCCTTAAGTACCTTCTCAACGGTAAGTGAGTCAGCGATCCTGACAAGCTTACGAGCCA